TTCGGTCCCTGATGGAAGCCACTCCACTTCCGGGGCGGGAATAAACCGGTGCGGGACATCACGCGCCGTGGCAAGCCGGGTAACCGGTTGTACCCCCAATGGCCGTCGATCCGGCCAGCCGAGCGTTTCTTATTTAAACGGGAGGGGAAATGAAGCGGGAATTCGGAATGTGGTACGTGCATTTTTGCGGACGGTGGATAGCCGTTGGAACTTTGGAAAACGCCATACAGTCGATGGAGGGAAACCCATGAACCACCTCATCCAGAAACAATTCGAGGACCGCCCCATCCGCATGTCCGTGGTAGACGGCGAACCCTGGTGGATGCTTGCCGACGTATGCGCCGCTCTGGGAATAGCAAACGTGGGCAATGTGGCGGACCGCCTGGAGGATGACGAAAAGAATACTATCCGCCTGGTGGATGGTACTCCCGGGAACCCGTTCAAGACCATGGTGAACGAATCCGGCCTGTACTCGGTCATTCTCCGGTCCGACAAGCCCGAAGCCCGCCGCTTCCGCAAATGGGTGACATCCGAGGTGCTACCCTCCATCCGGAAAACCGGCAGCTACACAAAAAGCGAAGCACCCAAGGGGCCGGAACTCCTGGCACTTGCCGTCCTTGAGGCGCAGAAGCTCCTGGACGAAAAGGACCGCATCATAGCCGAGCTGGCCCCGTCAGCCGCCGCCGCCGACCGGATCACCAACGCCGTCGGCCTCAAGACCCTTTCGGAGATCGGAAAGATCAACGGCATCGGCCCCCAGAAAATCTTCGACCTGCTCGCCGACCAGGGCATCATGTTCCGCCGCGGTGAAAGCTGGATTCCGTACCAGCAGTACGTTGACGCCGGGTACTTCCGCGTCCGTGAGAGCACCTACGAAATGAACGGCGTGGACCACCTGTACTCGAAAACCTACGTTACCGGCCGAGGCGAGGTCTGGATAGCCAAACGTCTTTTAACAAATGAGGTAGCCGTATGAAAAAGATTTACATATCCGGCCCGGTAACCGGCCTGCCAGGAGAGAACCGCGAGGCATTCGAGGCGGCCGCCGCAATCCTTGAGGGACATGGATTCAACCCGTACATACCGCACAACCATGTCAAGCCGGGAAGCACCTGGGAAGAGGCCATGCGGGACTGCATCCGCGTCATGATGGACGCCGACGCGGTGTTCACTTTGGACGGTTGCGACGATTCATCCGGGGCGGCTATCGAGATAGAGCTGGCCGGGAAAATCGGCATACCGGTATTCGAAAACCTGAGCGACATGCAGGCGTACTACCACGCCAGGTCCCACCTATGACCCACATGGAAGCCCGCCTGTGGTTCACGGAAAACACCATGCCCGACACGGTTGTTGTTTCAGCTCCCAGGCGCTCCGCCTGCAACCTGCCAACGCACACCAACCATGGCCGTGTAGGGTCGGAAACCAAGAAAAGAAAACAGAGGAAGCAGAATGAAAAAACCATGGCGTAAGCTGTACATTTCCACCCCGAACGACGAAAAGCTGAGATTCATGATTACCAAATACGGTCACGAATGCAGCTTTATATGGATGGCCCTGCTCACCAGGGCTGACGACGACGGTGTCGTGTCCATGGAGCGCGATGTGCTTGCCTACCTGTGCATAGTGGATGAAGCACGCCTCGGCGAACTGCTCACCGCGTTTTCCAAGAAAGGCTTTATTTCCATAGCCGACGACGAAAGCATAACAATCGTGAACTGGCACGAATACCAGGACGTTGAGTCTGAGAGTGCCGAGCGTGTACGCAATTGGAGAGAGAAAAAGCGGGCCGTCACGTCCGGGGCGGCCAGTGAGGAACCAAAGACAGACAATGACGAATCATCACCAAGTAACGTTACAGTAACGTTACTGAAACGCGAAGTGAAACGGCAAGATATAGATATAGAAGAAGATAAAGAGAAAGAAAAAGAATATAAGACCGAAGCGCCCGTTTTTTTACTTTCGGATGAACTCAACCCGAACAGGACCGACGGAACAACCCGCATCGAAACCGCCAGACAAATCTGGAACGCCAAGGAACTGAAACCGCCCTGTCGATACACCCCGCTCAATTTCCGACCCGACATCCTCGCCGCCTGCCTGGCAACGATCAAAGTCTACACCGACGATGAAATCGAAAACGCCCTTGAAAACTACTCCGGAATAACCCGAAGCCCCGAACACGCCGCCGACCCCGAATACAAAAGTTTCGAAGGCTTCCTGGCCGCCGGCGTCTCCAAATACGCCGCAGACGCCGACCCCTGGACCCGATGCCTGCGAAACAAGACCGGACCCGCCGCCATCGGCGACCAGGTACGCGAAGCCATGCGCAACCGGAAAAAAATCCCCCCACCCCCCGAAAAATGCCCCCATTGCGAAGGCACCATCCGCCACACCACCGACTCAGCTGGATGCAAGTGTGGAGCCATGTGGGAGCTGCACGAAGGAGCCTGGAAACAAATACAAAAGTCCGAGGAACCTGACCCGATGATACTTGAATCAAACCTATTGGCATTGGGAACGCTCGGATGAATTACTTTGTTTCAATTCGGCGCAGAGGCGAAGTCATGGTAATTTCAGAAGATATTCTTGACGGCATCGTACCTGAAAACGTGGTGGAAATGATGAAATGTACTTTCGTCGAAAATGAGCTGAAACTATGCAGAATTTGCGAATCAGAAGGCCGCAGGGGTCACATCATGAAATATGTTTCGCAGTACCTATACGCCAAATACTGCCCGGTGCTCTGGCATGATGCTTTTAAACCACGGTCGTGGAAAGTTGATGAATTAGTATGACCATCATCCAGAAGAACCTGCATTACCGTAAAAGCCATGACCGCAATCGTGCCTGCAAAACGTGCGCCAACATGATCAGCTGGGATTCAGGATATTACGTCTACCACCTGTGCGGATTTACCGGAATAAAAAACAAGCCAATGAAAGTATGCGATTTCTGGAAACTACAATAACACGGGAAAATGTTATACCGATGGGTGTAAGCCTTGTTAGGACGACGTCCAGCCGCATATCGGCTGCGCCAATACTCGGACAATCCGCGAAAGGAGTAGGTTCATGGATGCAAGGAATAAATATTACCCAGAAGTTGATGCTTCGCTCTCAAAGACAGATGACTATAACCCGGTGGTAAGAGTTGACGGCGGAATAATACAGGTGGAGATAACTGACAAAAAAGGAAAAAAGTTTTGGTGCAACGCAAGCGCTTTGATGACAAAACGAGAGGCTCAGGTAAAACTGCTTGACTACATGATTAATAATTTATGTTCAATCGCAATCGGAGATCTTGACCTCTCAAAGGCAGAGCTGAAGCGAAGAATGGTATCAGCAGGGCTGATCAGCAAATGATGAATACATGACAAATCGATTAAGGAGTTGATATGCGTGAAATAAAGTTTAGGGCATGGGATAAAACAAGAAATATATATGGTGAGGTTTTGGAAATTGGCTGGCCGGGTACGTTCGCAAATGGTGATGAGAATTTTCCAAACGGGCATGCCGGGAGACTGAAACTTTTCAATATAAATAATGAGGATGATTGTGGTTTTTGGGGAATATGGATTGAAAAAGCTGATATCGAGCAATTTACCGGCCTGAAAGACAAAAACGGTACAGCGATCTACGAAGGGGATATTGTCAGTTTGAACGGTATTCCCTTACGCATAATTTATCAGGGTCCATCATTTATAATGATTAAAAAACTTAAAGACAAACAGTGGTGCGAGTTTATTCTTTCTGCCGAACAAAACCAGTTCTGCGAAGTCATTGGAAACATTCACGAAAACTCGGAATTGATGAATACCAAAAGGAAATCATGATCCGTGTTGCTGACTTATTTTGCGGCGCAGGTGGAGAGACTACCGGAATCATGCAGGCCATAGGCGAAATCGGCGGGCACCATGATGTTGCCGCGGTGAACCATTGGAACATCGCCATCGAGACGCACAAGCGAAACCACCCAGACACGCGATCATACTGCATGAGTCTGGAACAACTAGATCCGCTTTCCGTTTTCGGATCCGGTGAAAAGATTGATTTACTTTGGGCATCGCCGGAATGCACACACCATTCCAACGCAAGGGGCGGGCGCCCACGATCCAACCAGAGTCGTGCTTCTGCCTGGCTGATCATGAAATGGCTTTCCGAATTATACATCAGAAGAATCATAATTGAGAACGTTCCCGAATTCATCAGTTGGGGCCCGCTCGGTGCGAACGGAAAACCCATGCCTTCAGGTCGTGGCAAGTTATTCGATACTTTTGTGAATGGCCTGAAAGCCTTGGGTTACCGCGTCGATCATCGCCTGCTTTGCGCAGCCGACTACGGAGATCCGACCACGCGGACTCGTTTCTTTTTGCAGGCTGTCCGTGGGCATGGGCGCATCGTATGGCCCGAACCGTCACACGCACAGGATCCAGGACTTTTCGGACGTGCGCAGTGGAAGGCCGCCCGCGAGATCATTGATTGGAACATCCATGGAACCAGCATTTGGAACCGCAAAACACCGTTGGCTGATGCCACCATGCGCCGCATCCAAGCCGGAATCAAGAGATACTGGGGTGAGTGGGCCGAGCCTTTCCTGGTTCGCTTCAACTCCGGAGACGGGCGGGTGCATTCCCTTGACGAGCCCTTGCCAGTGCAGGACTGCTCGAATCGCTACGGACTCGTACAGCCCTTCATCCTCCACCAAGATGCTCCTGGAAGGCCACGATTATTGGATGAGCCGGTACCGACGATTCGCGGCCGCAACGGGCATGGCCTCGTCGAACCGTTCATCGTCCACTACTACGGAAACGGTGATGCCGTGCCAACACGGATCCCTCTCGCGACCGTGACCACAAAAGATAGATTCGCCCTTGTCGAGGGCAAGGCCGGGTTGGACATCACCCTTCGGATGCTACATCCGCGCGAACTAGCGGCGGCCCAAGGCTTCCCTTCAGGGTACGACTTCGCCGGAACAAAGACAGATCAGGTCAAGCAGATCGGAAACGCTGTTCCCGTCGGGCTTGCTCGAGCCCTCGCGCTGGAGGCGCTGTCAGCATGACTGGATATAAACTGACACGAGAACAAAAAATAAAAAGAGCCGTCAGCCGCATCAATAACAATCTGAGAAAGACATTTCCATTATTCACTGGTGAGTTTGACACGACTATCGAAGATCAAGTCGCAAGGTATAACGAGATTGAAAGAATGCATGATGAGTATATCAAACGCCTGGAAATGAAGGAGGATGAGTTCAGATCGAAAGGCTGTATGTTTAGAACGCAAGCATTATTGCTTTACACAAAAGAGGAATTCAACCGTCTTGATGAATACTTCAACCGAGTTCTTGGGAATATGTCGGCCGCTTATATGGCAGACTATTGGAGTAAAAAGGTAGCTGATATCACATCTAACAACGCTCTGAAGGAGGGCTGAATGGACGATGAATACAAGACATTGAAAATTACAATCAAAAGGTATGTTAGTTTCAATTACTTTTTGCATGGCTTTCTATGTCATTCGGCTTTTACAAGCTTGATACAAGACAGAATGGGTAAAGACGCTTATATCGAGAACGTGCAGTCAAATTGGATTGATGGAAGCGTCACTATTCCACTGGCTATTGGTGTGTTGGTATTTGTTTTCATCGACATAGTCTTAAAGCTTAGACGTGGCGCATAACAACCATTTCAAGGAGGACTCAATATGAAGCCAATGGTAATGGAAGCAGCGGAATTGATGATCCAGGCTATGAAAAACCTCTCAGAAAAAAAGATTGACTCCAAGGATGCACAGGTAATAGCACAGCTGGGAATAGGAGTTGTCCAGGCGGCAAACGCCGAGGTGCAGTTTATCCGCGCGACGAAGGCAATACCAAAAGACGGAACCTTCGGAACGGATATGCGCTTTCTGGAACCGGGGAAATAAGGCCCGATTATGGGACGGAAGCCAGCCGGACAGGTGCTTGTCTACCAGGGCAGGCGCTACACCTGGAGCGTCAAGGGATACTGGAGGTGCACAACCATGGGCAACCGCCACAACCTGACCAGGTTGATCTGGGAGCAGCACAACGGCACCATCCCGGCCGGGCACAAGATAATTTACCTGGACGGTAACAGGAACAACCTCACCCTGAAAAACCTTGCATGCCTGAGCCATTCTGAATGCCAGAAACGCCGATTGCAGGATCCTGAATACAGGCTAATGGACAAATGCTTTTTGATGTACGGCCACCTGATCAAAAAGATCGCCGATATAGCCGAACCCGGACGGTCCAGAAAACGTGCACTCAAAGCCTGGGTAACCCGTAGGATTAGATACGGCCAATCTGGCGGTAATCAATGAAAATAAATGGCAAAAATGCAGGAATTGCACTGATTGCGTTGTTATTGTCCAGGGAAGTATGCGCATCGCCCTCCATCCCCACCATCATGGAATCCCATTTTGTGGAAACATGCCTGAGATACAACGTTCCTGTAGCACTTGCCCACGCCTTGATCGAATGGGAATCTGGATGGAATGAACAGGCAGTCAACTACAACACTAACGGATCCATCGACCTGGGCATAATGCAGCTCAACAATCAATATCTCGTTTACTTTGGGGACCGGTACAACGATGGAGAAAAGATAGATCCCTGGATGTGGCGGGTATCCATCGACATAGGCATCCATCACCTGAGCGATCTTCACCAGGTAATAGGATACTGGCCCGGAGCCGTCGCCGCGTACAATATGGGGCTGAAAAAATACAGGCGATACATTAGCGAAGGGAAGACATTCCCCGCAGGGACACTCCGGCTACTCAATCACGTTTTCAATTGAATCCGTTTATATAATCAATCAGATCACTCTTGGTTATCACAGTCTCACCATCGGTATTGTAGAATCTCAATTGGCCATTGACTACAAGCCTCATGACTTTGTAATCCGAAACACCCAGAATGATTTTGATATCATCCACTGAAAGAATCGCCGGGTAGTCGGCCAGGATCGCAGTCAGATCACTACACGCCATGATCTGCCCAGCCTGAACGATTTGACCTTGGACATGCGGATTAGATAATACACATGCCACACGCTACAGTTGAGAACGGCCGCCGCCTGGCAAGGACTCATGATCGCACCCATGCGAAAACAATATCACAAATTGCAGAGTTTATAAATATTGCAGTATCCAAAACAGCCCGCCGTTAAGATCGAATCACAATGCCATTTGCACCAGCGACACCATGTAAGCATATAGGATGTCCGCAACTCACACATGACCGGTATTGCGCCGACCATGCCCCGCTTCACCCCCGCTACGTACGACCCGAAGACTCAAGGCCATCCCCGCACAAACGTGGCTACGATGCCGAGTGGCGCAAGATACGCGCCGAAGTCCTGGTCAGACACCACATCCCCAAAGCACAATGGGGAGCCTATGACATAGATCATAACCCTCCCTACAACAGGCTCATCGAGAGCGACCACCGCAAGTACGAGCTTATCCCTCGCCTACGTTCCGACCATTCACGCAAGACAGCCACCCAGGACGGCGGCTTCGGCAACCGTAAGGCGGTAACACCATGAAAGGGGTAGGGGGGATCAAAAGTCTACAACCTTTGAGGACATACCGTGCGTGTTGGGCTCTCATTAGTGACCGCGAGTTTTCAGGGGGGGGGTTCTAGTGCATGGGTTTACGAGGACCAGCCCCCCGGCCCATCGAGCTTGTAAAAGCCGAGGGGAATCCGGGACACCGGAAAATAAAAACGGAAACACCCCACTTCAAACCGATACTACCGCCTTGCCCATCCTCCCTGGACAAAAACGCCAGGCGGGAATGGAAAAGAATAGGTCCGGAAATCGTGCGGCTCGGGCTCATGACTTCGGCGGACTTCGCCGCGTTTGCCTGCTACTGTGCGGCCTACTCGCAGTTCATTGCCTCGCAGCGGATCCTGAAAGACGAGGGTCTTACCTTCATGTCGCCGAACGGGTATCTGATGGCTCGGCCGGAAATAGCCATTTCGAATACAGCCATGAAGCTGATCAAGGATTTTTCTATCCAGTTCGGTTTTACTCCTTCGTCGCGTGGACGAATCCAGCTGCCGGATGCGGGGGATGGGGACGGAGAGGATCTAGACTGATGGGGTATGACCAGGCTGTAGCACAGCGCGCCATAGATTGGTTCCCCCGTTATCTGAAGCACACCAAGGGACGCTGGGCTGGCGTGCCGTTTGACCTGTTGCCCTGGCAGCAGGAAGTGATAGGAAGGCTTTTCGGAACCGTCAACGAGGACGGTTCACGGAAATACAAGCGCGTGTATGTCGAGATCCCGAAGAAGAACGGAAAATCCGAGCTGGCCGCAGGAATTGCGCTCAAGCTGCTTTTCGCCGACAACGAACAGGGTGCTGAAATCTATTCGGCCGCGGCTGACAGGGATCAGGCGTCAATCGTATTCAACGTAGCCGCCGACATGGTGCGGAATTCTCCCGCCCTCTCCAAGCGCTGCAAGATCATAGATTCGACCAAGCGCATTTTCCACAACAACGGCGGATTCTACCGCGTCCTGTCGGCCGACGCCCACACCAAACACGGATTCAATACCCACGGTGTCATCTTCGATGAGCTTCATGCTCAGCCTAACCGAGAATTATGGGACGTACTCACCATGGGATCCGGAGCCGCAAGGCGTCAGCCGGTCTATTTTTCCATAACCACCGCAGGATACGACCGGCATTCCATCTGCTGGGAGATCCACGACTACGCGCGCAAGGTACGCGACGGCATTGTCGAGGATCCCAGCTTCCTCCCGATCCTCTACTACGCTGACGACGAGGACGACTGGACGGCGGAATCAACCTGGAAGAAATGCAACCCATCCATCGGGCAGACCCTCAGCCTGGAAAGCGTGCGCGAGGACTGCGCCATGGCCCAGCAGACGCCGGCCCTTGAGAACACCTTCCGGCAGCTCCACCTTAACCAGTGGGTAAAGCAGGAATCGCGGTTCATCCCCATGAAACACTGGGACGCCTGCCCGCCCATGGAAGACCTTGATTACGACGGCGAGGAATTCTACTGCGGGCTTGACCTGGCGTCCACCACCGATATTGCCGCGTTCCTCATGGTCCGATCGACCGATGACGGCTTCGTTGACGTCGTTCCGCATTTCTGGATACCGGAAGACTCCATGAGGGAGCGGGCAAAACGTGACGGAGTTCCCTACGAAACGTGGGTTGACCAGGGATACATGTATGCCACACCCGGGAACGTCATCGACTACAAGGCTATACGGCAGAAAATAATCGACCTTGGACAGAAATACCAGCTCCTTGAAATCGCCTACGACCGGTGGAACGCCTCGCAACTCGTCCAGGATCTGGTCGACGACGGCGCGACGATGGTTCCTTTCGGCCAGGGATTCATCTCGATGTCCGCACCCACCAAGGAATTGCTGACCCTCGTCCTTGGCCACAAGCTCCGGCACAACGGAAACCCGGTGCTGGAATGGATGGCTGACAACATGGTCGTGCGCAAGGACCCTGCGGGCAACCTGAAACCGGACAAGGAAAAAAGCACCGAGCGCATTGACGGCATGGTTGCCCTGATCATGGCCCTTGACCGGAGCATCCGCCATTCGGGTGATAACGGCGCGTCGGTCTACGAAGAGCGGGGGGTTATAGCCTTATGAACATTCCCCGGTTTTTGATCAAGGAAATACGCAACCGATTCATTACCTGGCTGGACAAGGACACCGGCCTGCCGCGCTCATCATCGTATTTCCCGGTAGCATCCGGGGTAACCGTCACGGAAGAAAGCGCCATGCGGGTAACCGCCGTATTTGCCTGCGTACGCATCCTGTCCTGGACACTGGCTTCCTTGCCGCTGCACCTGTACCGCCGACTTAAACCGCGCGGAAAGGAGCGGGCCGCAGACCACCGGATGTACAGGATCCTGCACGACAGTCCGAACAGCGAACAGACCAGTTTCCAGTTCAGGTCCCTGATCATGTCCCACCTTTGCCTGTGGGGAAACGGCTACGCGGAAATCGAGTTTGACCGATTCGGCGAACCGGTGGCCCTGTGGCCGATACCGGCCTGGCTGTGCACACCTTCGCGGACGCTGGAAAAGCGGGAATTGTTCTACGAAATAAAACTCCCCGACGGAACGACCAAGAAGCTTCCGCCATACCAGGTGTGGCACATCATGGGACTGAGCCTTGACGGATTGAAAGGGCTTTCACCCATAGGCATGGCGCGGGAAGCGATAGGGCTTTCCATCGCGGCCGAGACCTTTGGAGCAAGCTTCTTCGGAAACGGACTCAACCCCGGCGGCGTGGCCGAGCATCCGCAGAAACTTTCACCCGAAGCCCACGCCCGGCTGAAAGAAAGCCTCAACGAAAAGTATGAGGGACTGGGAAAGGCACACCGGCTGATGCTTCTGGAAGAAGGAATGAAGTTCACGAAAGTGGGCATCGCTCCGGAAGAAGCCCAATTCCTGGAAACCCGCAAGTTCCAGGTTGCCGATATCGCACGCCTGTACGGCGTCCCTCCCCACATGATCGGCGATACCGAAAAGACCAGCTCCTGGGGAACCGGAGTCGAGCAGCAGGGAATCGGGTTTGTGGTGTACACCATGCGTCCCTACCTGGTCGCATGGGAACAGGAAACCAGCGCGAAGCTCATCGATCCCAAGGACCGCCGGGATTACTTCCCTGAATTCGCGGTTGACGGGCTTTTGCGCGGTGACATCAAGAGCCGCTACGGCTCCTACGCGGTGGGACGCCAGTGGGGCTGGCTCAGCGTGAACGATGTCCGTGAGCTGGAAAACATGAATCCCATCGACGGCGGTGATATCTACGTCACGCCCCTGAATATGACCGACGCCACCAAGATGCAGGATGACAACCAGGACGAAGGCACGGACGCAACCCCGAAAGAAGGTACGGCAAAAGACAGCGCACGCAGCCTTGCCCCGCTTTATCTGGACGCGGCCAAAAGAATCCTGCGCAGGGAAGAGGCCGACGTCATGCGCCAGGCCCGCAAGCTTGCACCTGCCGCCCTTCGCTCATGGCTCGCCGGATTCTACATGGAGCACCGCGACTTTGTCGTAAGCCAGCTAAACCCGGCAGCTTTGGTATCAGGCTGGGAACCAGACTTCATTTTGGATTATTCAGAAAAATACGCCCAATCAAGATACCAGGAAATTGACAGCGTCGCGGATGCCGGAGCCGAAGCGCTCCAGGCGCGCTTCGACGAAACACGGAGCGCACGGGCCACAGAAATGGCAGCCCATTTTACCGGAGGCATGATATGAACGCCGAACGCAGATATTTCGAAATGAAGGAACTCCGCTCTGAAAAGCGCGAGGACGGAGCCATGATCATTGAAGGGTACCCGATCGTCTACGACCAGCCCTGCGTCATGTATGGATGCTGGAAAGAAACGATTGCCCGCGGCGCGGCGAAGAACGCGCTCACCAGGTCGAACGAACTCGTCCTGTGGAACCACATGCGCGACCAGCCCATGGCCCGACGAAGCAACGGAACCCTGACGGTAACCGAGGACGACCACGGCGTCAAGATCATCGCTGACGTGTCCAAGACCAGGTGGGGCCGCGACGGATTCGAAGCGGTGCAGACGGGCACGATAGACAAGATGTCCTTCGCCTTCGATGTCGCCCCAAACGGGCAGCGCTGGGACATCGAGAAGGTCGACGGGATCGACATCGACGTTCGGGAGATCACCGAATTCGGGGAAATATTTGACTACTCGCCTGTAGCGTATCCGGCCTACGAAGGCACGGAGATCCAGGCGCGCAGCAAGGAAATCGCCTACAGCGGAAAGACAAGGCAGGAACCAGCCGTGAGCCAGGCGGACGAGGCTGAATCCGATAGGGCACGGATCGATCTTGAGATCGAAACGCGCGAACGCGACATCCAACTCCGAGAGAAAGGAAACACACATGGTTAACATCATGGAACTCAGGCGCGCCCTCAAGGTAAAACTTGACGAGGCCCGCGCCATCCACGAAAAAGCGAAGGCCGAAAGCCGATCGCTTTCCACCGAAGAGCAGGCGTCCTATACCGCCCTGATGTCCGAAGTCGACAACCGCAACGCGGAAATCGAACGCGAGGAACGCCTCCAGGGTGTCGAGATGGAACAGACATCCACCAGGGAACCCGGCCCCAACGAGATCCGGGAGTTCGGCGACTTCCTCCAGACCATCCGCTGGAATCCCACCGACCCGGCCCTGCAGCGCAGATCACCCTCCGAGCGGGGCGAGAAGCGTGACATGTCCATGGGTGTCGGCGGCGCTGGCGGCTTCCTGGTACCCGAACAGCACTCCGATGCCATCCGCATGGTCGAGCCCGGAGCCGCGATTTTCCGGCCCCGCGCCCAGGTCATACCCGCCGGGTCTCCCCCCGACGCGGCCATCACCATCCCCGCCCTTGACCAGGGCGGCGTGCTGGGCGTCTACTCCGGCGTCGTGGTGCAGTGGATCGCCGAAGGCGGCCTGAAACCGCAATCCCCGGATCCCACCTTCCGCGAAATCCGCCTGGAACCCCAGGAAGTCGCGGCCCACATCGTCCTCACCGACAAGCTCCTGCGGAACTCCGCAGCCGCCGGCGCTCTGGCCACCAGCCTGTTGCGCAAGGCGATACAGGGAGCCGAGGAAGACGTGTTCTTCCGTGGCGACGGTATCGGCAAGCCCCTGGGCATCATTGGCCATCCCTCCACCCTCAACCGCGCCCGAGCCGGCGCGAACGCGATCGCCTACACCGATATCGTCGCCATGTACTCCATGGCCAAGTTCGGTGGATCCCTCGTGTGGGTAGCCTCCCAGACCTG